AGGGAAAGCCAAAGGACTAGCTTCCGTAATTAAGCCTTTAGCTAGAGAGATATAATCTTTATCACCTCTAACTCTAGGCATTTGCATAGCCTCCTTGTAAGAACTTCTTAATAGCACCTACACTCTTATGCTTAGCAGGAATCTCTACACCTTTAGCCTCGGCATATCCTACCAATTCTTTCTTAGTAGTAAGAGCCTCTAAGTCCTCATCTCCCGACATTTTATCAGCAATGAACTCTAGGCTAGCATTATACACATTAAAGGCTAACAGGGCTGCATCGGGGCCTGTAAAGCCACCTGAAATCTGTGCAGCGACCGTACCCTTTTTATTCTTCCACCGGTACAAACCATCAAAGTAAAGCTCGTATTCGATATCTGTAATAGTAGTACGTTTTAAATTCTTAGCTAGTGTATCCATTAACCATGTCCTCTTGGTACATAAGAGCCAGTACGACCAATACGTCCGTATTTCTTCTTGCTACGGCTTTGGCCTAAAGCTCTATTATCTTGTTGTAGTTTTATCTTACCTGCTCGTGCTCTCTGACTAATCTTACCAATGGGTTGTTGGTGTACTAGAGTAAGAGCTTCATCTAAGAACATATCTAAATAGGTTTCAGATAACGAAGTAGGAATAGGTATTACGAAGTCGTCTTGCTGTAAAAAAGTCTCTTCTTCGCTAGTAACCAATAATGTTTTAGAGGCTTGCACAGTTGTATCATAATCAGAATGGTAACTGTCAAATACAACATACTTATTATCAAAGCTTGTAAAATACGAAGGAAACTGTTTCGTAAAGACAACCATTTTATTTTCATCAAAGCCCTCTACTACAATTGCATTATCCGTAGTATCCCGATTTGTATGACGCATGAACTCTAAAGGCGGTAGATACTTCAGTTCTTTGTAATTAACCTCACCTGTAGTCTTGGATACGTTATACATAACTACGCTTTCTTGTACCTTCTGCACATTAGCAGGAAGTAAGAGATAGTTAGGTTTTGTAGCATCCGCAATAGACTCAAGAGTACGCTGCTTCATAGTAAACAGAAGGTTAGGGTAAGCCTGCACCATCTGGTAGTACACACGCTCTGCAATCTTAGCAACTTGCTGTGATTCATCTGTATCAAAAATACTATCTACATAGAAACCACTTGTAGCGTCTAAGTATTCCTGTACAACCTGTAGTAATGTTCTTTGCATTCTTCCTCCGAGAAACTTTATAATAGGGACTCCTAAGAATCCCTACGAAAAGCCACTAAGCTTTTTTATACTGAAGAACAACTTTCAATACACCAGCAGTACGGTCACCGCCAAGTGTAAGTTGTGCATCTGCACTTAACTGAGTACCAACTAAAGCACCATTGCCAGATACATAGCCAGTTGTAGCTGATACAGCCGCATCTAGACCATCTGCATCAATTACAGTGCCATCAGGTTGTGATAAACCTAAACCAAAGTTAGCACCACCAGATAGTGTACTGACTACGAAAATATCGCAAGATTCAATAACACTACCTGAAGGGATAGTTTGGATAGAAGTATCAGTAGCAGAAGTGCTAGGACCAGCAGAAACATCAAATACGTACTCCAACTGTACAGAATCACCTGCATAGTTAGCTACTACTTGGCCTTTCTTAGATGCAGTATAAGCATCCACGTCATATAGATTTAAAGGTTGTGCGCTCATTTTATTCTCCTTATACTGGGGTAGCGATAACGGCTAGAGTTTCAGCACGTTTCAAACCAAAGCCATAGCGACAAGTAGATGACCATGCATCACGCTTGTAGTTAAAATCACGGAAGAACTCAGACTGAGGACGTTGACGGATAGCACCCATGAAAGGCATGCTTGAAGCATCGGCCATTGACATAGCGATACAAGCCTTACCTGTAACAGATGTACTACCCGTACCATCGAACTTAGTTAGAGTCTCTGCGGTAACATCAGGCAAGTTATGGCTAACCATAATGTTAAAGCCGAAGATGTTACGGATAATGTTTAAGCGGTCACCGAAACCAGTTTGAACCATACCATCAACATTGAAGTTGAAAGTAGAGCCATTAGACACCTCAGTGATGTTTAATAACTTGTTAAGTTCAAATTCCATATCAGGGTTAATGATAAGAACACGGTTTTCTGTAGGAACATAAGCCGCATCAAAAGCAAGTTTAAGTGCTGAGATGTCCTCAGTTTGCAACGCACCACCTGTACCTGAACCAATAAAGCGGTGAGCCTTACCATTGATTGCGTTAGCATTACCAAGAGTTTGTTGGTTAGCTACTGCAAGTACGTCTTTTTCTAGTTGACGTTCCATAGCAATTTGAGATTTACGTACATTCTCTGCCCAGAAAGCCTCTGCTTGATGACCATCTTGCTTCAACTTATCAGTGATATACCAAGCGTCTTGCTTGTACTCAGTGATTGAAAGGTTAACACGAGAAGTCTGCATATTATCAAATGTAATAGCAGTATCTTCTTCGTAATCACTTACTGCACGGTCACCTGTTTTAGTAATTTCTAGCGTATCACCATCAGGGAATACACCTGTTTTGTCATCAAAAAGTGGACGACCCACTAACCAGTCATCAAGTGCCTTTTCAAGAGACGCATCATATAGTTCTTGGCGAACGACATTTGCTTCATTAGAGCTGTTATAAGCCATTGTTTATTTCCTCAATTAAAAATTAATATCTAAGCCTTTCTGCTTTGCAATTGTTTGCAAGTCGGAAAGATGTGACGATAGTTTCTCTTTTCCACTGAAGCCTCTACCTAGATTCAATTGAACATTGGTATTCTTGGCAGGTACAGAAGTAGAGCTATTCGGCACAAAGTTTGTTGATTGTTGACGTTCTAATCCAAACAGCTTTTTAAACCGCTTAGGGTTAGATTGCGCTTCCTGAATAATATCCGTATCGGACATACCCATATCTTGCGCTACGGAGCGTAACTTATCTTCATAAGACTCTCCAAAGACAGATTTAGCCGCCTCGATAGATTCTTGTTGATTCTTAGCAAATACTTCCTTCTGTTGTTCTTGCGTAAGTTTCCCCATAATCTTATCAAGGAGTTGTGCTTCAATCTGTTCTACATCCAACTGAGGGGTTGACTCAGTGGTTTGTTGGCTTTGCTGTTCAGTCACAGGGGTTTCCTCTTTAGTTTGTAATTGTGCTAAAGCTTCATCCAGCTTCGTGCTTTGGTTAAGCTGAGCTTCAAGTTCCTGAATACGCGCTTCCAACGATTTGTTCTCAGTAACAGTGTTTTTAATAAAGTCCTGAGAGCTTTGCCAAGACTTCTGAACATCTTCTACATCAGTAAATAAACGCTCTTTACCTTGGCTATCTGTGCCACTGAATAATGGCTTGGACTCTTCCTGAGTTTGTGGCTGGTTAGCCTCCTGATTTTCTTTTACATCTGGGTTAGATGACATACTAATACCTATTTTGATTTAATTTTATTGATTAAACTTTTCAGTTGTAATCGCTGTGCTCTATTACGAGCGGTTTTATACGAAAAGCTAAACCAAGATACAAAGTCACTTTTTTCTTCATCTTCTTGAACTAGGCTCTTGTATTCTTTTTCAAGTCCCTCTAGGAACAATACTGTGAATTCGTTTTTCTCCCATCTGCGATATCGGTTAATGAATTCTTTTTTCTGCTCCATATCAAGTTTATTGAATTCTTCTGATACGAAGGATGGTACTTTAAATTGACTCTTCATTGCCTACCTCCATCTGCATTTCCATTGCTGTAGGTTCTGAGCTTTCAAGTATGCTTGCTTGGTCAGCCATCATCTGTTTTGTTTGTGCTTCTTGTTGTTCATCAATAACTGCAAGCTTCTTAATAAATCCAAAATCACTAAACCCGTACAGATGCTCGAAAGTTTTAGACAGATTAAACGTATTAATATGTTGCCCAATAAGCTGTGCTACATTAGAATTAGCTAGAGTATTAAGACCCTGTAAGTTTTGAAGCTGTCTTGCAAAACGGCGAGAACCAATAGGAACCAGTTTACCATTAGCGCTCAAGTCTTCTTCTGTAACTTCTATAGGAAGGAATACTCCATCCTTATCTTCCTTCAGTATACGGATAACGGAGCTGTAATTGTCTTTAGCTATACGGATTTCCGCTTTAACTACACGTTCAATGAGGTCTTCTTCTAAATGGGCTACCTTGTTAATAAACCCACGGAATGCACCATCATTAAGACTCTGCACCTCTGTAGCTGTCTTCTCTCCCGCAGTACGGAAACCAGCAAGCTGCTGAGGCAATTGAGCACTCTGTCGTGCCAGTTCTCTGTGCATCATAATCTGGTTATCAAATGTAAGGACAGTGCTGTCTGGACGAATATCCTGTACAGAGCCACCTTCAGGAAGGATATACTTAGTATGCCCTGTTACTTCGTCGTATATCTCCTCTACATCCCCTACATAAGCTCTATCCGGATAAATGAACTTATCTATAGCATCATTTTTACCGTTCTCTCTGTGGTTAATCATATAGTTGATACCAACCACTTTATCGAGAGGGCCTTGGCTCCATAGGTTATCAGGGCGAGGACTCCAAGAACCCTTAAAGATATTCGGGTAAAGCTCTTCTTTGTTTAAAATAACCGTGTCACGGTCAGCTACGATAACACAGCGGTTCTTGTGAAGCTCTTGTTCATCTGCGTCGTAGATATCCCCATAAAAACAAAGAAGCTCTACAATGCCAGATTTGTAATATTCTTGGATACTGCCAAACCCTGCGGGAATGTATTGAGTCTCTTTATTAGTTTCTGTTCGACTGCTAGCCCCGCCTGAACGGCGAGCAAGAAGACGCTCTTTCTCTGCATCATCTACTTCCTGTTCTTCTTTAGGAAGACTCCTGAGCATTTCATACAGTTCCCCTGTACTAATAAGCTTACGTACAATCTTAGGAGCTTTAATAAAAGATGTACACGTAGGATTAAATACAATATCAAAAGGACTAATACGCGATACAGCGGGGCCTATATACCCTGTTTGTATACCTTCTTCAGATTTCTGCGTATCGTTCTTATAATTAACTTGAACAAAGCAGTTTCCGTAACGTACAAAATCGTCAATTACTTTACGCATTTCTAAACTGAAATCACTAAGCATATGACATTGGCGGATATAACTTAAAACCTTTTCTTTTGTTTTATTAGCTTCTGC